GACGTTCTCCATTAGACAAAATATTAGTTTGCATTATTCTACCTCTTCTGCCTTGTATCTATTCCCCGTAGGGCTGATCCTATATCCGCTTTCACGAATTCCCTTCCAGTCTTCCTGCTGATCTTTTTGCATAGCTCTCACTTCAGCCAACTCTTTTGCCCATTCATCACGAACTTCCTGTGGATAATCTGATTCATCTCTATCATCCCAAAATGATCCGATTGTATACCTTACTCCATGCTTAATGACAGATACCTCATGCATGTTTTTATGTCCACCATGAAAAATAGCAAACATTCCAGCTTCTGGCTTAATCTCAACATCACGTTCTCCATGGTTTACCTTGAATTTAAGTAGTCCACCTTCAAAATCTCCATTAAGGTACATAAAGCCAGCATATCTACTTCTAGTAAATGCACCCATAACTCCTTCGTTGCTTGAGTTATCAGAATGAAGTGGTGCAAAAGCACCTGGAAGCCATCTTTGAACATGGAAACTAATTTTAGACATTTTAGAAACATCTACTCCAGCCACGTCAGCAGCAGCCTGCTTGTATCTATTTAATAGTGTAGACATCCAATTATTTGGCAATCCAAATTGAGCTAAGATTGGGTCATTATCTTCTGGATATCCTGCTGAGTATGACTCATAAAATGAAATCGCCTTCCAAAAGTCTGGGTCTCTTTCAGCATATGCAAGTAGCATATTTAACGTCTTCTCGGACTCTTCATCTGTTAAAAAATTACGATAAAGATGAATATCGTCTGCTATTTTAGTAAGTTCCATTTGATTCCTGACCATCATTCATTTGAGTTTTTCTAATTGCTTGCATTTCACCATAAGTGATTTGCTTTCCATCCTTAAGATAAAGCATATTACGCTTATCTTCTTCATCAATTCTATCAATTTCCATTTTAGACCATCTATAAGCCCCATACTTCTTTTGATTTGCAAGCCACTCCTCTGATCCATCATAATCAAACATTACAAAGTTTCTAATGAAGAATTTATTGCCATCTGGAATAGTTTTTACACCATGGAAATACGGTTCACCCGATGGGAAAATAACAATATCTCCCGCTTTTGGCTTATGGTTTGTAATATCATCATTAACAAAAAATTCGATATCTCCGCCATTATAGTTATCATTAATATAAAATGTGCATGTTGTATGAAATTTTTCTCCAGGCATATCTCGTTGTGAGATAATATAGTCTGTATGATATTGCATTGTCATTTTATTTTCAAGAACATCAATCTTATTAAAATATTTGCACCAAGATTGTCCGCTATATCTTGCACCTTCAGGAATCTTGATTCCAGTGTGCTTAAAATAATGAGACAAAGCTCTATCGTATGAAACAGCAATTTCATCAAACAATGTCTTTTCATCATCAAATCTTTGTCCCTTTTCAGCAATTGCTTGCTCTGGCTCACTCTTGCACTGTGTATATGTTCCAAAATGTGCCCATGGTTCCCACTTTTTGAAAAAATATTTTCCTTCAGCATCAGAATCTGAGGCCATCATAACCTCATATGCTTTTTCTGGATTACTAAGCATGTTTCTGTATACAATAACTCCTGGGTATAATTCTTCCCATTGTAGATCATCGATATCATCTCTAAGATTTAAACTATGCACCTCTTCAGTGCCTCCTTGTGGATACATACTATTCTCCTTTTCCTGTAAACAACTTTTTATATTCTGGATTATCAAAACCACCAATATATCCTGCTGGTGGCTGATTCTCTCCTGTGTGTCTTTCTATTGTCCAGAAAAACGGTGATGTAAACCTATTTCCAGATTTAATAGGTCTAACCCCATGTGCATAATACCTATCACCTGGGAAAAAATAAGCAGATCTTGGTTTTGGTTTAAACTCAATTCCATGCTGTGGGAAGTATAGTTCTCCACCTTCGTAATCATCATTAAAATAAAACAAAGATGCAATATCATACCAAGGGAAGTCATTCGGTCTTCCAATTTCATGCCCCACCCAAAACTCTTTATCGGCATGTGGTTCTTGTCTTGCTCCTACTGGCCACTTGACAATTGCTGGGCCTGTTTCTTTTGCATCTACTTGGAAAAATTTATCTACTTCAACCTTTAACCTAGCAATCATACTATAGATTAAATCTAGTATCGTTGGATCTGAAGCCATTAGAGACTTATATGTGCAAACACGGTCTGCCCAAATATTATGGTCATAAAGCACCAAACCATCTTCATCAACATGTGTTTCTGTTATATCCCAAATCTTATTAGTTATAGCAAAGTTAATTAATCGTTGCTGCTCTTCTTCTGTTAAGAAGTTTTCCAGCTCAACAATATTATCTGATGATGTTCCAAAAAATCCAGAAGGAGTTATAGATTTTGGAGCTTGATGCTTATTCCACTCATTGGAAAATTCATTCATTTTATTTCTCCGATGTTTCTGTAAGGTATGACGCATAACTATTTTCATATGCATAAATTGAAGTTAGATATCTATTTCCTTCAATAATCTCTAATACTCCGTGATCTAGGTTGCTAGAAAATACAACCATTGATCCAGTATCTGGTTTAATTTTTATATTTTCATTAGGAAAGTTAATTTCTCCACCAATATAATTATCGTTTAGGTAAAGCAAGGCCGTTACGACTGGTTTAGCAAACTGACCATCCTTCTTTATATATCCATATGCATCTTGATGAGCTGCCATTGATGATCCTGGTTGATATTCTCTTATAACAAAAGGTCCTGAGTCAAGATTATCTGACGATATCAAAATATTATTAGATTCAGCAAATCTAGAGATTAGCTCTTTAAATTTTTCATACACAGGAGTATATTGAGAAGATTCCTTGCCTATATGTGAGCATCTTCCAATTATTGTATTCCCACTACCTTTGTCATTGTAGACACCGCCATCGTTTGTGTAGCTTTGCCATTCTTGAATAGGGATACTGTTTATGATTTCATGTGAATCCAAGAAGGCATTTTTTACTTCCCATATATTAGGTCTATGATGAATAATCTCTAGACTATTATCTTGTGTTCCCACTGCTCCTCCTAACATATATATGATACCACTAAATTATATTATTTGTCTTTTATATTTAGGTCTATTTTTTTTACTTGATGTCTACCTAAAATATTACCTAAATGGTCAGTGGCATTTCGATAAAAATCTGCCCATTTGCCACTTCTATTCATTTCATAAATTTTATTAGAATATGCATTCATATCTACACTATTAGACTTTCTGTTTTCCCATGTATCAAATACAATTGAAGATCCTTGTAGTTGCTCTAAATCAATCGGAAGAATTGATACAACTGGGGTATTAGCTTTAATCGTAATCTCTTCATTTGGTCTAGTAATCATACAAGCTAATGGTAATTCTCCGCTATACCAAGATGTACTTATTAGGGTAGTAAATGGCTGAAACCCATCTCTAAAATAGTTTGGAACTGGCATATGTAATAAAGTTACATTTTCATCACTTTGAAACATTATTCCACTATGAAAGCTAATTGTTCCATTTGCTCTGCCAGAATATGCATACTTTTCACCTTTAAGTATTTTTACATGGTCTGGACTAGAATCTGAAATGCCGTCCCAAATAAAGGTAATATCTTCTGGAAACGACAGCTCCCAGCCTAGCTTATTTGCAAGACTTACTGGAAAACAATGATAAGCATGAGCTTCCCATGTATTATCCATCCAATCTCTTTTTACGTTTAGAGGGTTTAAATTTGCATACCCTTCACGTATTTTATAAGCTTTTAGATTATACATTTTGTCCTTGGGCTTGTTCTTTTTGAACCCATCGTTGACGCATTTGCATAAACTCTGGATTATGAGCATGATCATTATAGTCAAGCATTGTTACAACAGAATACTTTGTTCCTGTTTGAACTGGTTGTGCAATATGAGAAAATATATAGGTAGAAGGGAAAATATATAGATCTCCAGCTTTAGGTTTAATTGTTAAGCCAAGTTTAGGAAAACTAAGCTCTCCTCCAGTATAATCATCATTTGGGTATCCAACTAGAGATACAGTTGCGCTATAAGAAAATCCATCATCTGCATGCTCCTGAAAATGCTGTCCAGGAATGTATCTGATACAGTTCATTACTTCCCAATATGTCATCTTAATCGAATGCTTTGTGCAATAATCAGTTACTGGGTTTATCTGGGCCTTCTTAAGGTCATTCCATAAATTAGCAACTAATAACTCTGTTTTATTTGTTGGATTTTTGATTTCTCCAACCTTAATGTCATGGCAATCCCTGTAGTCTGGTCTTCTATCTGAATAACCAACAAACCCAAAAGTCCACTTAAAGGAATCAACATTTTCTTCTTCAGCAGACATGCCGATTTTATCTAGCCTATTGATTAAGTCTAGATCTTTTGTAAACACATCCCTATAAACCCAAACACCTGGAAAAAGCTCTTCGGCATTACTCCAAGTCTTATCAATGCTATCTGCAAAACTATAGTTATATACCATTTTTACCCCCTATTTTCATATTATATCATAAAATCAATGATAGTCAAGCATGTCGTCTGGAAGTACATCAACTATAACATGTACTCTATCTATATTGCTTTTATTAGATACAGAGTGTGGAAGTTGATTATTAATCTCATACCAACCACCGACCTCCATATGTATTGTATTATCCATAACTGTAAATGTTACATCTTTATGAGTAATCAGGGGGATATGAATTCTTCTAGAGTAATGAAGAATTGCACCGCCGTCAGTATGTTTATATACCTCAGAGTTTGCAGTTAATTTGATTATTTCACATCTAATTATTTTTCCACTATAGTACTCTTCAATTTTATTATAAATATCTTGCAATTCATTTTGAGCATCTATTGTTTTTAAGTTGTTAAAATACTCGGTTTTAATAGGTGTGCCAGGTACCCATTCATAATCTGTTGCACATAATCTATACATAAAGGTATTTCTATGCGTCATACCCTTTTCTTGTCTGCTTGTATCTTCAAACCATTCATCATTAAAGCTAGATACTTCATCAATCAAGGCAGATACATTAAATGATCCTAAGTTTTGAATTGTCCACTTAGTATCTTTTTTTACTCTTTTGTACATACTCATATACCCCTAAATCCACCTGATTCAATTCTAGCACTCTATTTATTTGCTCTGGAGTGAGTTTAATTCCTATGTCTGGAGATAAATTAGAGCGATCTCTATGTTTGAATGTTGTAAAACCAAAATGCTTCGATAATGATTTATTTAAATCTTCTAAAAATAAATTATGATTATCTAGGGTATATGCATAAAACCTATCTACATTTTCAAGAACCTTGTTTATATCTGTAGAATAGTCTTCTAGGTACCAGTTATTATTTACGGCATCCTGTATATACTTATGCCCCTCATTAAATCTTAAAATATTGGTGCTACCAGTTAAAAATTTAGACTGAGAGTTTGCTTGAATCTCAGCTTGATCTCCATAAAGCCAATCCTGTAGCTTTCTTTCAGCTTCTTCTCCCATACGTACTAAGCCAGTAGTGTAGTTAAAGTAGCTAATAAATCTATCTACAGGATGACGAATCACTGTAAAGACATCTGGGTTATCCATGTGTTTCAATGGCATCAAGCCAAAATGACCACCAACCATTTTACTGGTCTTAATTTTATTTATATCTATATCAGTTCTATTAGATATAAAATGTGGTACCCCACCTGAAATTAGATGGGGTAAAACATTTTGCTTGACATATATCCCAGATGTTCTAGGTATATGTAAGTGGTAAATCATTATTAAGCGAATAGCTTCTTATTGTGTACCACTAGGTTGCCTGCTATGAATAAGTCATGAGGAGCTGCGTCGAATTCGTACACATTTCTCTGAGCGTCAAGCATTGTAATTTCTTTTACTTCAATTTCTGAGAAAGAGCCATCATCTTGACGTTCTACCAACATGTCTCCAATTTCTAGAGCGCCAGTTGTTCCGAAGAAGTAAACTCCATTTCTCTTCATGAACAGTGTTTGCTCAAGTGAGAATCGTCTATCGTGGTTACCATTAATAATCATTGTAACATCCTTAACGTGTGTAATGATGTTTGACACCTGTGTTGTTGTCATTTCAATGTTATTTACTGATTCACTAGACCATGTATATGGATCAAGTTCGAATTCGTTGTCTAGACCGTCCCATTTTACTGAAACAATTGTGTCTCCAATAACGACATCCTTAGCCTTCTTCCATCCATGTGAACCATCTTCTAGAATCACAGCAACTGGAGTATCTTCATCTACACAACCAAAGTATGGAGGTGAGAAGAATCCTGGAGGGCTAAAGAACCCTGGAGGTGAGAAGAATCCTGGAGGGCTAAAGAACCCTGGAGGTGCAAAGAATGCAGGTGGGAAGAACGGTGGCGCAAAGAACCCAGGTGGGAAAAATGGCGGTGCGAAAAACCCTGGTGGAAAGAATGGTGGAGCAAAGAATCCTGGTGGAAAGAATGGTGGTGAGAAAAATGATGGAGGCAATGTAGTAACTGTATTAGAGTTAGCTGACGCTGCTGATCTTCCGTTAGCATTATCTGCATAAACGTTATAATATTGAGATGTATTTGCTGTATCTGCAATAGTTATAGATGTTGATGTAGTATTTCCAGAAGTACTATCTGAACCAAGTACATAGTAGTTTGAGATTGCCTTACCACCATTATTTGATGGAGCAGTCCAAGTTACAGTATCTGAGTCAACACCAGCTGTAGCAGTTCCAATTGTTGGAGCTCCAGGTACAGTTGTTGATAGTACTGATGCTGAGGTTGTTGTCAATCCATCTCCAAAACTATTCTTTGGTGTAATAGTAAATGTATAAGATACATTTGATGCTAATCCTTGAAATGTATATGATGTAGCTGGTGCTGTAACATTTGCTGTATATGTAGATGGTGTTGTTGTAATATCATAGGATGTTGCTGCTGTTGATGTTGATGGAACTGTCCATGCCAAAGTCATAGCTCCACCAGTACCTGCAGCCGAAGCTGCAGATGTGGTGTTTGCTGTTGCTAAAAATGGTCTAGCCGTTCCGACATCAGTTGCAGTAAAACCTGTGACTGCTAATGGTGGGATTCTTGAATCCTGACCATCACTAAATCTACCCTGTAATTTTGCCATAGTATATTATATACCCTTCACTCTTAGTTAGTTAGGTCTCCGAAGATAGCCCATGTATTTGCAGCTGTCTTAAGTGCTGTTGCTACTGAGAACTGTCCTCTTAACTTTAATGCGTCTGATCCGTTGACCTTAGCCACCTGGAATGTTACTCCAGCTGCAGCCACGAAGCTTGTTTGTCCTGCACCTAATTGCTGGAAGTCGATAGATGCTCCGACTGGATAGCTATAGGTTGCGTCTGTAGGAATTGTTACTGTGTTTGCAGAAGCAACGTTCATTTGTACAAAAGAATCTTTAACAAATGATGAGCTCAGTGTTATTGATGCTGTTTGTGCATTAATTGGTGTTAATGAAGGTGTTGCTGCTACTGTCTGTACTGTACCATCTGAGAATGTGATACCTGTTGAATTGATTGTTGCTGCTCCAGAAAGATTTCCTTCAAGAGTTCCAACCTTTAATGTATCATATGTAGCGCCAGTAAGTGAAATTGTTCCACCTGCAGGCTCTGTTGTTACGCCAGAAAAAAGTTTCCACTTTCCATCTGCATGGTCACGTACAAGACCCATGTGCTGATATGTTCCAGAAATTGTTGCATGTCCGACGATACCAATATCATTAGCATTTGCTGCATTTCCTGTAGCAATATAGATAAGTGGATCTGATACCTCAAGGTTAGTTGCATTAACAGTTGTTGTTGTTCCAGCTACTGTTAGGTTTCCTGAAATTGTTACGTTAGGAACTGTTACGTCTCCTGTGAAAGTAGCTCCTGATAGAGAAGCTTTTCCACTAAGGGTTGTATTGATTGTAGAAAGATCTGATGTCAAGTTTGCAATCTTTGACTGAGCAATTGCTGCAGATGCATTAATATCAGCATTTACGATAGTTCCATCAGCAATCTTTGCAGATGTTACAGCTCCATCAGCAATGTCTCCTGTAGCTATTGTGCCGTCTGCAATCTTAGCTGAGGTAATTGCTCCATCGTTAACCTTTGCAGTTGTTACTGCAAGATCTGCAATCATTGCTGTTGCAACTGTACCTGTATCTGTTGTTGCTACAAGCTTTGATGTATCTGAGATACCATGGACACTTGTAGTAGCTGATTCGTGTGATGTAAGATTTGCAGCTGTTGCCTTAGCATTAAGCTGTGTCTGAATTGCTGATGTAACACCATTTACATATGAAAGCTCTGTAGATGAGATATCCCCAATTGTTGTTGTATTAGGAAGATTAACTGTTCCTGTAAACGATGCATTTTCAATTGGTGCATAAGTTTGTGAAGCAACTGTTACATCTAGCTTATTATCAATTTGATTTTGAATATTAGCTGTTACTCCATTAATATATGAAATTTCTAGATCTGAAACTCCACCGACACGCTTCTGAACCTTACCAAAATCAAGAGCTGCTACGTTAGTAACCTCTGTGAATGTTGTAGAATAGCTAGATGCAAGGAATGAAACCCATTGAGCTACTGTCTTTGTCATTCCATTACTTGTTAGTGATTGTGCTGAAAGCCAAACTGTAGAATCTGCTACAGGATTTCCTTGTTCATCTGTAAAGTCATGTGTGTATACACCTGTATTAAACGCATAGGCTGAACCAACAACATTTAATCCATATGTGCTAGATAATGATGCTTGCTTTTGTGCAATCATTGAATTAGCATTAGACACATCTGACTGAAGAGTATTAATGTCTGATTCTGCAGTGTTTAATCTACCTGCTGCACTATCTAATTGATCTTGAATTGAGCTAGTTACACCATGAACTCTTTGTAGTTCTGCGTTTGTAACATCACCAATTTTTGCACCAGATGCTACTAGTGGACCAACTTCAAGTTGAGCTAATGGGGCATTAGCAAAATCAATAGCTGTACCTGGCTCTGACTGAAGACCATCAAAAATCTTCCACTTTCCATCTGTCGCATCACGCACAATACCTGTATGTTGATATGTTCCATCGTCGTATGCACCAACAACACCAATGTCTAGAGAGTTTGCAGAATTGCCAGAAGCTATGTAGATCATTGCATCTGTTACATCCAGGTTTGTTGCATTTACAGTCGTTGTTGTTCCATTTACAGTTAAATTACCAGATACTGTTACATCTGTTGCTGTTAAGGTATCATCTACAGTTAAATCTGTTGTTACGATATTATTTGCATGTGTTGTACCGTTGAACTGTGTGCCATCATCTGTACGTGCAATATTTGCGTCCACATCAAGCTGTTCTGTAAGCGCATTCCATGTTAATCCAACACCATCTGCAGAAGGCAATGTTGCAGCTACGTTATTAACAGCACCATCGACATAAGAAATTGTAGCTAGTTGAGCTGTATCTGCAATGCCATGAACATTTGTTGTTGCAGATGTATGACTAGATAAATCTCCAGCGACTGCATCAATATCTCCAGCTACTGTATTAAAGAAATTTGGATCGTCTCCAAGTGCTGCTGCAATCTCGTTTAGGGTATTAAGTAGCTCTGGAGCTCCATCAATAAGTCCATTAAGACTATCAATAGCTGAAGCTGCGTCAGTAAAGTATGTTAAATCGACCCAGTGATTTACTCCATCACCGATCTTAAACTTGTTTGTATCGGACTCAAATCCAATTTCACCAGCAGCAAGGATAGGCCCGCTACCATTATTTACAGAAATCCACTGCGCTGCAGTTCCTCTGCGCTGTTGCATTCTTGTTGCCATTATATCTCCTTGCTAGTAGATTGGAATAGTGCTATTATAGCATTATTTTAGTTAAAATTATCTATTGCTACTCCACCGTCCCATAGTGCATTCCATGATGTTAAATCATATGTACCTGCACTTGTGAGAACACCCGCTGCATTATAGAAACCTGAATCAACGAACACGCTAACAATTAACCCATTGCCATCGATAGATGTATCGTGGATATGGTCTTGTAGAACTTCTGCATCCTGCAGGGTTGCTAGAGGTGTCCAAATTGAATTATAGAAAAAATGTACTCTTGATGTTACAGTATCAAGCCAAAACTGCCCTTCTGTAGCTGGTGATGGAGCGGTATCTCCAACCTGCATAGTTGCATTACCAGTAATTGCATCTACATACTCTTTTGTTGCTGCATGTAAATTTTCTGTTGGTGTACCGACCAAAACTGGTCCACCAAAAGATCCACCAAGGGCAACAATTAACCCATTTTTGACTTTAAAATCTTTATCAACTGCTGCCACTTGGTTTCTCCTTTATTTTAAATTATGCTAGTAATGTTCCAACAACTGTAACTGTTGAGTTATTGTTAACTGTAGTTACACGAAGTCTTACATCTGTACCGCTTACATCTGCAGAGATGCTCATTGAAGAACCATTGGTTCCAACTGTTGCATATTCTGTGATTGCAATATTGTCAGATGTATCGAGAGTAAGTATTACTTCTGATACCTCTGTATGAGTTCCATATGCTGTCTTAACAAAGAACTTAGCTGAGCGATAGTCTGCCTTTGGGAAAGCATACGCTGTAACTGTTGAAGCAGTAGCAACAAGGCCAGTAGAAGAAGCTACCTGAGTCGCAACACTATTAAGATCAACCTCTACGAAGTTTGGAGTAACAGCTTCAAGCGCAGAAACTGCACGTTCATCTGTGAAATATAGGTTGCTTGATCCTTCTTCAAGATCATCAGTTGTAGAATCTGCTACACCGTTTTCTGCTGTAATAGTAAGAACACCAGCAACGTTAGCAGTAATTTGAATATTGCTCTTATTTGCATTTGTAAGAGCATCAACAACTACATCTCTTGCACGAGAATCTGTGTAGTAAAGGCTGTTTACGCCCTCTTCAATATCATCAGTTGTAAGTGCGCCGATTTCTGCATCTGTGTAAGACTTAGCATTGTTCTCCGCAGTAGTTGCTGCGCCTGCTGCATCATAATTAATTGCAAGACCGTCAGCATAGTTCTTTGCATTTTGCTCTGCAGTGTCTGCATAGTCTTGTGCTGAACTATCAAGTGCTGAAATTTCTTGATCAGTGTAAGAAACTGCGTTGCCATATGCTGCATCTGCTGCTCCTGCTGCATCGTAATTTGATGCAAGAGAATCTGCATATCCCTTAGCATTGTTTTCAGCAGTTGTTGCATAACCTTGTGCTGCTGAGTCAAGATCAGAGATTTCTGAATCAACATATGTTGTATCAGCCTTTGTTGCAACCAAATTAGCAACATCTGTTGCGTAGTTTGGATTATCAGCAATTGCTGCTGCCAACTCATTAAGAGTATCAAGCATTTCTGGTGCTGAGTCTACAAGATCTGCTACTTTTTGATCAGTGTAGGCATTTGCATCTGAAAGTGCTGCATCTGCTGCACCAAGAGCATCATATGTTCCAGCAAGGTTTAGGTTAGTAATTGCTGAATCAATTGCATTATTGCGATCTGTAACTTCTGCTGAAATAGCATCATCGATTGCGTTGTTGCGATTTGTAACTTCAGTTGAAATTGCAGAATCTGTATAATCATTTGCATTAGATTCTGCTGTATTTGCCTTAGAAGTTGCGTCATCAGATGCTGTTGAAATTGCTTCTGACTTGGCGGTTGCAATTGCAGAATTACGATTTGTTACTTCTGTTGAAATTAATCCATCTGCATAACTTTCTGCTGCATCTTGTGCATCTGCTGCAGATCCTGCTGCATCCCAAAGACCAGCCTGAGCATCAATTGCTCTTTGATCTGTAAAGTACTTATTTGTACCTTCAGTTAAATCTGATGTTGAATGATTTGAAATATCTGATACTTGACCAGTTACATCACCAATAAGATCTGCTGTAATCTCCACTGCAGAAAATGAACCATTTTCATCACGAAGTACTACTGTATCTGGTGTAGCATCTGATGTTGCTGATCCACCAATGAGACCAATGATGTAGTTTTGATCATCTGTGCTCTTTGTAAGAACATCATTTCCAGCAACTGTAGCTGTAGATCCTTCAACGACAAGACCATTTTTTACTTTAAAGTCTTTTGCGACTGTAGCCATTTATTATCTCCTTAAGTTAAGCCTTTAAACCCATACGTGCAAAACGTACGGTTATAGGCGTGATTCCCACCACTGGAGTTACTGTAATATTCACAGTATCTGCCACTCTAGAGACATTAACGGTGCCAATATTCCCATCATTGTCTATCATTCCATATTCGCTTACAGAGATTCCATCTCCATCAACTAATATAGTAAATTCTGTTGCAAAGTATTTGTTGTCTCCTGCAGAATCCTTTTTGATGGAAACAAGATACTTTACCATTCTCCAAACAGTTGCATCAAAGTTATCAATAACTGTTGGATTTTCAATTCCATAAATTGTATTTTCATTATTGCCAGCAGTACCGAGGTCTGTAGCTTGAGCAGAAGTGCTGTCAATCAAGTCTTCATAATCTGCTTGTGATGGACGATCACCAGATTGAAACTTGGTTTTTACTGTATATAGAGGTAGTCTGGCCATAGCTAAATTATAACATACATTTTTTATAAAATGTAGTTACTATAGCCAATTATCTGAAAAGGGATAGCTGGAATAATTTTTTCGGACGGTACATGAACATGAGTAAACTTAACTCTAAATGGAAGCACTGATTTAAAAGATGCAGATCCTGGATTATCTTTAAAAGATGTATTAATCCTAAATGTTGGAGTAATAGATTTTGTTGCTACAGGTTGTATTTTAGATAATTCTGCAATTGCCATTATTCAGTCACGTCTTCCAGGACAATTAACTTACCCTGGCAAACAGTCCAAACAATTGCATCTGAGTCTAGAGATACTTCAACATCAAAAATATCATTTGTTTGTAATGTTGCTGTTTGTTCTGCAGTCAAAGAAACTGTAAACTCTCCAGTAGTATCTCCTTCACCTGGTGCTGGCGTAAGTGTATATAGCAATGTTGCAGTATCTGTAATCTGTCCAGAAATAACAGGGTTTGTAGTTGGACGCTTTATTTGCATAGAGATATTCCAATCTGGAATATTTAATGGTTGACGGGCATCATCGGTAAGATAAACACGAAATGCACTTGTATCACCCTTAACAAAAGTCCAATTAACAAATGGAGGTCTTTCTCCAATATCGTAGGTTCCTGATGAACCACCTCTGTAAGTTGCCATAGTCTTATCATTATACCATTAAATATTTTTGAAACTTGACCTAAAAAATAAATCATGTTATACTAAATTATCACCAGACAACCTGGTGATTTTGTTTCTAGGAGGTAAAAACTATGAGAGACAACAGAGTATGGATAGGCTTAATAGCCTTAGTTGGTATTATTGCTCCTTTTAGCAATGCTGCTAATGCTACTGAGGCTAAATTTACAATGAGAACTGCAACAGTTACACAGGATGCTCCTAAAACAGCATCTTTGGTTGCCAAACCTAGATCTATGGTAATGCTAAAAAAGTATGCAAATGCTGCTGCACTGACAGATCTAGATTTAGTAAAACTATTGCAGGCTGTGGGGTTTACAGGTAAAGGTCTTAGAACTGCCTGGGCTGTTGCCAAGTCAGAATCTAACGGACAACCAATCAGATACAATGGAAATAGAAAGACTGGGGACAGCTCTTTTGGACTTTTCCAAATTAATATGATCAGCCAACTTGGTCCTGATCGCAGAGAGCGTTACAATCTGAAATATAACGCAGAGCTTCTTAATCCTGTGAAAAATGCACAGATCGTATTTAAGATGACACAGGGTGGTACAAACTGGAAAGCATGGAAATATGCTAAGACCCCTGCTGTTAAGAAGTGGCTCAAGAAATTTCCAGCACATTTAGTATAAAATAAAATATAATTAGCCCCTGGGAGAAATCCTGGGGGCTTTTTATATTACAGATATATAAATTCTTTTTGGAACCAATAATGCATCATTGTCGGTTCTAATTTGAGGTATAGCAGAAACATACTTCATATTTTCATCATCAAGATATACAGTATGCTCAAGAGAAATGTCATAGTCAAATTGATATTTTAAAGATCCAGCTAAAGTTGTTGGATATTTTGTGGTTCCATCAACAAACGTTCTAAACCAAACCTCTGTATTATTTTGCAGTGTGGTTATTTGTACATCATAACGAATTGTTACAATTGATCCTAGCTTAAGGCCTTTTAAATTAATTTTTTGACTTGTAGGAACCCATAAAGATGTTCCAGATTCTGGCAAATATAATTCATTTACGTTTATTTTTGAATCAAATCCAAAACTAACCCAACCATCATCTCCATATTGAGATCCTAGCTTGATCTGTCTTTTATCTGAACTTCCATACACTGCCCAACCGTGTAATTGACCTGAAGGAGAAAGAGAGCTTATTCCATCTTTACCGTCTTTACCGTTTTTACCTGGTTTCCCAGGTTCACCCTTAGGTCCTTGCTCTCCAGGCTCTCCTTTAGGCCCCTGAGGGCCTTTTTCACCCTGTGGTCCTTGTGGCCCTGGAACAGAAATAAAAGAAACTTGCTGTTCTAAAGAATATGGCTGTTTTGCACTATCTGCATATGTTTTTTTCTTAGGTTCTGGGAACTCCATGCTTGTTGCCATGTTGCCCTACTTTACATCTTTAACCTTAAAAACCTTTTTGCCAATTTTAACAATTGGAGGTAAATTATCTTTTACTGCTGTGACCTTAACGACTGCCATTATAAACTACCTCCTGGAGTAATGTCACCCAATACACATATGGTTCCAATAACTGGAGTCCAAGATGTGTCCTCACCAATTCCTGGTATTGTTGCTTCAATATCAAAAGAAAGCTCTGCAACAACATTTTTATATTTATTTGCACCCCAGTTTGCTGTAATTGTAGGTGGTACTCTTAACTCGACATATCCTTCACCAGAAACAAGCGGTAGATCATCAAGGACATCTCCATTAGAGTCATAAGCTGTAGCTACATATGTCCACCCTGAAGTACTAAAATAGGTTGATTCATCATTTTCAAGAAATTCTACTTTAAGCTTTGCAGTGTCCCCACGAACTACTACCCACTGAATATTAGCTGGGTTAGCTCCATGTTTTTCAATTGTAGATACGCACATAATAGGATTATATCACAATAAATAAACTAGCACTCTAGGGGCAGTGGGGGTGGGGTAGAGAGCAACCTAGAGTGCTAGCTCTCATAGTATAACATTATTTATTTAATAAAAACGGACATTTAGTACAAATAGTAAGAAACCAGACAAATAGAATAAAAAGTATAAACTATGACAAACTATTACAAACAGTTTTAAATCCAGGGTATAAGATTAAAAGTTACACAATTGTTACAATTAGATATGTCCGTTTTGTTATAGTTTGTAACTTATGCCAGGATATTGATAGTGTATACTTTTAATATATAAAGAAAAGAAGATATCTCTAAGGTTTAGATATTAGAATATATTATATATATTATATATAGGAAAAATTATTTTTTATTAGAAGAAATATATTCAATAAATAAATCATATAAATGATCTATTTTATCTTTTTGTTCTTTACGAACTATTTTTGCTTCTTCTTGTTCTTTTTTAATATAACGAATCTCATCACGCATTGAGCTTCCACCATTTGTTTGTGTTTCTTTACGAACATCCTGTATTGCATCATTCAACGGTTTTAGCTGGGTATCAATGTACCACTTAATAACACCAGCTGATGCTAGAGCTATTGATAACAAAGTTAGGACTAGTTCTGGTGTATTCATAATGAGATTATTATATCATCATTTGAGACAGAAGAGACTATCCAATCTGATTTACTGTTAGTATTATAGATGGAATTGCTGGATGTAGTGTTGCTCCAGATCCAACTGCTGCTTCATATTCAATTACAGTATTTGAACTTGTTGAAGACCACATAATTTCATAATAATCATTTGCTTCAGCATCTACAAAGAAATTCCATGCTGCTACATAATATGGATTATTAGCAGTAATTGCAACTTTTGTATTTGAATTTTCAACGGCTGTGCCATTTTTAGCAAGCCAAATATTTATAATTCCAGAACTATTAGTTTGATGAAGTTGTGCAGAAAACGCAATATTGTATTTACCAGCATTTGCAATAGCTATCTGAGTTTTATTGGATCCATTAATAGAAATACCGTTAGCAAAATCAGTTGTTCTAAAACACATCGCCTGAATTGAATTGGTTGTGCCAGTTTGATCTACTTCATCAAAAAATGATCCATAATAAGACGATGCAACGCTTCCAGCATCTCCTTTTGGACCTTGTGCTCCAGTAGATCCTGTATCACCCTTGTCGCCTTTTGGTCCAGTCGGTCCTGTTGGGCCAGGTACTCCATCAGTACCATCATGAGAGTCAGAAAAACGACTCATGCTCCAACTTCCAATCCAGTTTTAATAATCGCAATTTTCATGTTTGAAGTTTCGCCGATAGCATATAGAGCATCGTAACTTGGTAGTTCAAAAGCAATAGCGTGGTCTGCAGCAAGTCGATAACCATAGTTTATAGATGACAGGTCTTCAGTTCCGCCGATATATACAACGCCAGTTGCGTTTACATTTTGAATAGTGATATCCATGCCTGAGTGAAGTCCTGGTGGAGTCAAGCGGACGGGTGTAGTTCCAATTGTTTTAAGTTCATGTTGAGCCATACCACGATTATAACATTGTATTTTTCGGCGGGCGACGAAATAGAGCTCCCAAACACCCTTATTACCAAACAATGCATACAAGTATGCTCCTATGGTATATATCTGTGGATAACTCTTGTATACGCTATAATTGAGATATGTTAGATTTTATATTTGGTATGTCCCTATCAGGGATAATTGCGTATTTGCTGATAAAGGCGATAGAGAAGATTAGTCGTGTCAGATAAAGATGTTTCTCCATTAGATATGATTAATGGATCGCCTAAGGCGCCAGATGAACTGGCTGAATCCCGCTTGAAAATATGCCAAACATGTGAATATTTCAAACAACGCTTTCAGAGATGTTCTAAGTGTGGTTGTTTTATGACTATGAAGACTCAATTAGAGCATGCTTACTGCCCTGAAAATAAATGGTGATTAGCAGTTACAGTTTGAGTTCCCGCAAAGACAGCTAGACTCTGTTTTATGGTCCTTTGAGCTTTGGCATGAACAACCATTGCAGCATATATCTGTAAAAATCTTATTTGCCAGAGATGATGATTCAAACGAGAATTCCTCATCCCAAGCTGATTCTGAGTTTTTCATCATTTTGTTGAAAGTGTTTTCTAACATATAGATATTATATCAGAAGTGCTATAATTGTTAATATGAAGCTTATAAACTATGGATATGGCATATTGGTGTTTGAAGATTTTTTAAACAAAGAAGAAGTTGCTATTATCCAAAGTGCATGTTTTGATACCGAGCTATGGAAGCATACAGAAGACTTTGTAGATGTTTCTAAGCCTTTTGTGGATAATGTTCTTTCTGTACCCTTCGATCATCCAGCTCATGAAATTTTAGTTAATGCAAACAAGAGAGTTGGAGAGATATTTCCTGTATATGGAACAAGATCTCAACAAACAGGAGCTCAGATCAATAGATTTAAACCAGAAGATGCTGAAAACAATGATATGGATGTTGCTATGCAGCTACACCATGACAAACAGAATGAATATTTTGTAAATGGAGTTGTTTATTACTTTAATGACAACTATGAAGGTGGAGAGATCGAATACCCCGATCATAATGTAGTTATTAAGCCTAAGGCTGGAATGCTAGTTACTCATCCAGCTGAGTTAAACCATTATGTCAGAAAGTTCTCTGGTGGTCCCCGATTTTTTGCTACTAATTTTATCTGTCAAACAGAGTTTGAGACAGATGATCTTGGATATAGAGTCAAATCTGACAAAATCTGAAAATTTTTATATTTTTCAATTTCACAAAAATCTGAATTTTTTTCGAAGATGTATGATGCAGGTTTTATAAATAAACAAACAAAAAAGATAGTGAGCACACAACTATTGAGATCGTGTGCCCCTATCCTTTCGGTTACTTAGTACCTTGTAGGTATCCGTCAAACCCTAGTAAATCACATGTGACTTTCACACGATGATTTTTGTTTAACTTAGTAGGCAATTCAGCGATGAACTTTTCTACTAGTTCTTTTGTAGGAATTTCGAGAGAACGAACTGTCCCCTCCATAGATGTAACTAGAACTTTCACTTATTGAACCTCTATCTTTCTAATGTTAGCGGAGAACTTAACTTTCTTAGCCATATCGCTTTTGTTTAGGTCAGCGATTAACTTATCTACATCGTTAATGTTAGTAGCGATGTTATTTACTGAGAGTAGATTGCTACCCTGCCATATTGAGAATTCTATTTTCATTTATTCACCTTTCTTAGTGCATAGACATGAGTTAATTGTAATTGTGTTACCCTCCATGGTAACCGTTGCTAGTGTAGAGCAACTATCGCAGATAAAGATTTCCATTTACTTAGAAACCTTCCACTTAGTCCACATAGGTAGACGCTCATAGTCGGTATCATCATACCAACGCTCAATGTTTTGTTCACATACTTCACAGAAGGTGAACTGGTCATCTCCTACCATAGAGATAGCAGACATGTTAGGTGTGTGTGTTACACACTGATTTGTTAGGGTTAATGTAGTCATTTGAGACCACCTTTCTTTTAGTTAATCTTATTTAATCTTATTTAATTTTATAGGAGTATCCTAGCATAGATACCTTGAAAAGTCAAGCATTTCGGGGTGTGTTTCGTGTCACACTTTCTGGGGTCATTCTCTATTTAATTTGTATAGGAGAATACTAGCACAGCTACCCCGAAAAGTCAAGTCCTAACACGGCGTGTCGCATGTGATGTGTACCACAGGACAAAAGGGAAAAATCGGACATTGGGCCCCGGGCCCCTTGTGATGTAAAACACACTTAAGGTACGGCGTGTCGTCTTGACTTTTTGGCTTTTGTATGTTAGGATACTCGTATCAAAATTAAATAGTGGCTAAATAAATGTGAGGTAACTCACAATCCCAAATATACCAAATGTCCGAATTGTACCCCTAAAAATGTCAGACCCCTCTGATAGACTAACGCTAGTTAGAAAGTTAAAAAGAAAGGAAGTTAGAAAATGACTTCAAATAATATCTCAGTAGTAGTAGAACCTAGCCACTCAATGGCTTCTTCAAATACTAAAAATAAAAATGTGTTTCGCCTTGCTAATGGAAACTACATTAGCCGTATGGCGTATGTGTTCATGGTTGCTAGTGAGAACTTAATCTCTCACCGCTACCTTACCCCTAACGAGTCCCAATGGGTTCGTGATTTTCAGAAAGTAGGTGCTAACTAATGTTTAGCCAATGTTTAAAGTGTGGTTATATCGCAGAACCACAAGATATATTCTGCGTAGTGTGTCCTTCTACTATCGTTAATGGTCGTAGAGAATTTGTTCGTATGACTAGAATGGTAGGAAATAAATAATGACTAAAAAAGACTATATCCGTTTCGCTGGTTTGCTAAATACTATGACTCGTTTTCCATATGAGGATTTTAGTATTGACGCTAGAAAGTTTCTTGTTAATAATATGTGTGAAATATTTGAAACAGACAATCCCCGTTTTGACCGTGAAAAATTCAAGGAGGCAGTTTATGCAAAATGAAAAAGACCCATTCGGATTTGCTGACGCAATTAATTTAGATCATCTAACTTTAGAACAGCTAAAAGATTTAGAAAAGATTTTAGATAAAATAAAATAATTGAATTTTCAACAAAAATCCCGGGGCCAATGTGGTGTAAATCACAAAAATAGTTCTACGACACGCCCGAAAAACACCTAAATTTGTCAGTGGTCTATGTTAGGATATTCTTATAAAGTTAAGAAAGGAAAACTAATGGGATACATTGAGTTTGCTAGAATAGATAATGATGGCGTTGAGTGGGTTGACCTCAAAGACGCTACTAAAGACGAAATCTTAGATTTTGAGATTGCTCTCTTCCAAGAGGGAGCCTTGTGAGATAAATCACACCCAACACGCAGGCTTTAAACTTGCAAAATACAATTTAATATGATTTAATTAGATATATAAAGAAAAGGAAAAATAATATGTCAGCAAATGTATATTCAATCGCAGACCTGCTAATTGGCAAGGTTTATCGTTCAAAGTCAATTCAGGGAGAAATCATCTCTGCTGAATCTCACCCTCACGCAGTTTGGTATGAGGGTTGCGATTCTTACCTTGTAGAAATTCGTCCAGAGCGTGGTTTGAAAACAACCTATCGCACAGTTGCAGTAAAGGTTGGTGCATAATGATAGAACTAAAGCATACAGTTAATCTCGTTACAGAAATTGACGAAAACAAAATGCCTAGCCACTTTCTAACAATGCTAGTAAATATGTCTGAAAGCGATTTACACTCAATGCTTGCAAATACTTTCATGAGTGCACTAAATGAACTTGGCGTACTTAATAAACTAAATGAAAACAATCAGTACGCAACTCTAAAGTGGGGAGACAACTAATGTTAATGATTTTCTTAGATAGCTTAGTTAGAATGATGATGTCAGGCGTATTAATTGCGTTTGCTTGGTTGGTTTGGACAGGGGGAAGTTGATGTGTGGTTGCGCTATAGGCTATTGCAAGATCCATAAGCGATAGCGACACGCCCGACCCCGCCGGGGCCAGTGTGATAAACCTCACATTAAGTTGGGGTATTTTTTTGTCCCAATTTACGGCGTGTCGTTTGATTTTGTCGGACGGATAGGCTAAGATTACTAGTATAAAGAAAGGATAAAAATGACCGACACTTGTATTGGTTGCAATGAGAACGCAGTATCTATTACTGAACTCTATTGCCTAAATTGCTACCTTGCTAATAATGCAGAGGCAGACTATACTGAGATTGACCTACTTTGGCTTACTAAGGAGAACGCATAATGGAATACCTATACGCAGTAACTTCAACTAATGATAATTCTACTAGCCCTGAGTGGGTTGGTCGTTTTGATAATGCCCTCGATGCAGTAGATGTATTCAATAAGTTTAATGACTTTGGAGATGCTTCAGAGTATCGCACAATTAACTTGTCTGAGCCTTCAGGTAAGATGCACACTAAGATATTTTATCGTAATGGAAATGTAGGAGGTAAGTAATATGGGAATGGTTACAGCGTTAGGTATTCAGGATACAGTCCTAGACCTTGAAACACAGTTACTCTATCACTTGAAGGGTAATCACTATCCTCCAGTACCCGCTGAGATGGTTCAGCCATGTATTGATGCTATTGATGCCTACTATGATGAGGACTATGAGCGCATGATTGATATGCCTAAGGTTGGCGACTTTCAAATTCTCTATCGTGGAGAAACTCAAGCACCAGCAAGTGCAATTGTAATGCAACACCACCTAGAGTTTTGGTTGCCTCACTCACTTGATTGTGATTGTGAAGATTGCTATTCCCCAGACGACATGGATTCTTTTCCATTATCACTAGAATATGATGAAGGAGAATAAAATGACTGCTACAATGAACAGTATGAAGTTTGTCTACGCTGATTTACTTACACCAGGTCAATTGATGATCGGTGATCTAATTAATATTGATAACGATATCGTTGAAGTCATTGCAATTGAAGATGATGCAACAGGCGATAACTACTCAATTACTTATCGTAACGACTATGGTGAAGAAGATGTTGTTGATTGCACATATGAAGACATGTTCAAGCTATATGTATTTATAGACGAAGACGAATAGGGGCCCCGGGGGGTGTCCGATTTGCCACATTTACGTAGAAACTCCCCTAATTTGATTTTTGCGATTAAGTTTGCTAATATTATTATATGAAGCTGCAAAAAACCAAAGAAGAACTACGCAAACTAATGGAATTAAGGCGTAGTAATGCAGCGACCCCAATAGAAAACAAAAAGAAATATAAAAGAACTAGACAAACAACTAGAAAAATGTTAGACTTGTCTAAAGAAAGTGAGTAATAAATGACCCTAATACGCTCTAAAGATCGAAAAGTAACTAATGCCGTTTCCCCTAATGGTAAGACACCTACAATTGCTAATACTTTCGGGCTCCCCGCAGGTAAAGAATATTCATGCCCTGGTCAAACACCTACATGCGCTAAAGTATGTTATGCAGGTAAATTAGAAAAGATTTATAAAGGCGTACGCAATGTCCTTATCTCTAACTGGGAACAGCTCAAAGACGCAGACCATGAGACTATGGTTAACTTAATTAATGAAATGATTATTGATTTTAAAAAAGATTGTGATAAGCGTAGTGCAGAAAAACTCTTCCGCATTCACTGGGACGGAGATTTCTTTAATGACACTTATGCATATGCATGGAAGTCAGTGATTGATACCCATAAGGATGTTCAATTCTGGGCCTATACACGTGTAAAGTCTGCAGCGCTTATTCTCAAGGGTATTGATAATCTATCTTTATATTATTCTACAGATGAGGATAATACAGATACCGCCAAAGAATTGAAGACAGAGGGGATCAAATTAGCATACCTTGCTAAGACATTCCTAGAAGGCCAAACAGACATGAAAGAAATGATTGGTAAGCCTGGTGCTAAGTGCCCTGAGAATAAAAAGGCTATTCCACTAATCTCTCAAAAGGGTAGCGCATGCGTTACTTGTGGCTTGTGTGTTTTCAATAAATCTGATATAGTGTTTAGCGCAAGTAAAAAGTAAGGGAGGGGGCATGGCGCTATTCTTAATAGTCTTATTCCTGATTATCCTGATAGCAGGGCTAGGACACGAGTGACCTAAATCACATAAAAAATGTCTCAAAATGTGAGAAAATCACAAAAATAACTTGAAAATGTCAGTAGAAAATGTTACACTTAATACATAAGGAAATAACAAAGGAGAAGAAAATGGCAGTAGCAACAAATACATACAAGGTGGGCGACCTTTACACTTCACAGAAGACAAAGGTTACAGGAACAATTACAAAGATTGACCCACAGCCAAACGGAAATGTTCGTGTGGCACTTGATGTTGAAGGTAAGACACGCTGGACAACTTGGACAGCAAAGTAACTTGCAAAAATCTCCTGAGCATGAGATAATTAAACTGCTCAACAAACAAAACCCAAAATAAACAAACAGAAAGAAAAGGAAAATAAAAATGGCTAGAGCAATTTCAGTAAAAGTATCAACTGCTAAGGTAATCAAGGCACTTGAAACAAAACTATCAGATAGCGCAAAGGCTATCACCAACAATGAAAAGAAGCGCAAGGAACACGAAAAAGTAAAAAAGGCTTGGGCTAAAGAAGTTGCAGAAATTGCAATTAAGCAAATCTCAAAGGCTGATGTTTCTGCTCATGAGAATTGGCGTGGAGAAGTAAATGTTCAATTTACAATTCCTGCTAATGAAGTTAAACTTCCAAAAGAACCTGACCTAGAACTAGAGCAGGAACTTGGTCGCTATGAAGTAAATGAAATTGAAAACGCAATTCGTATTCTCAAAATGACCGACGAGGAGTTTGTAAATGCCTCAACCTTCAAGCAAGTAGCACAATACCTCTAATCAGAACTGACCTGAGCAAGTCGTTAAAAGGCTCAACCGAAAACCCCTAAACAAGAAAAGGAAATAAATAAATGTCAATTCAAGGATACACTTACCAGATTGGTGACCTATTCACTACAAGCAAGACAGGAGTTACAGGTCGCATTGAAAAGTTTATTCCACAAACTCGCAATGTAACTAAAGTAATGTTGCGACTTGCTAACAACCAAACAAGATTCGCTATGGTAAAAACTTACTAAGCGAGAGAGACCTGAGCAAGTCTAGGTAAACTGCTCACTCTAAGCTCAAATGGGGCCCCGGGATCATGTGGGGTATATCACATTAATTATGTCTCATTATTTAAGATACAGGTTGCATTTGTCGGTGCCTTATACTACAATTAATATATAAAGAAAGAAGGACCCCAATGAGCAAATGGATTAAATATTCATATGTGTGCACTGCATGCGATACTTTGTTTGAAGTAACATGCAAGGAACCTAAAACCTATGAACCACAGTGCTGTGGCTGGGTTTGCCAAACGTCAGTGGTTGATGCTACAATTGTTAAAGAAGAAAAGAAAGAGGATACCCCAATGAACACAACAACAACATTCCTAGAGACCAAGGTTGCAGAACTAGAATCAGCGCTTAAATCACATCAGAATTGCGATTACTGGAAGCGTGAGAACGGACGTGTACAGTCACAGATTATTGAATTAATTAATGATTCATATGACAACGGCAATGATGCAGAAGAGATTCTAACAACACTTTGCCAAATCGTAGACTACAATCCAACCAAGGAAATTGAATTCACTGCAACAATTTCATTCAGCGGTACCATTCAGGTTTCACGTGAGGACCAAGATGGTTTCGATTTGCATGACATTTTGTCAGAAGCATATGTAGATATCAATCATGGTGACGTTGTCATCGATTCATATGAATTGTATGATGCAAATGAATGCTAACGGTTAACAAGATGTGCGGGCCCCTTTCATCCTTTCTTTAGGGCCTGCAGCTCCTGGGCACGAGGGTAAAAGGCCTAGCACACCCAAAGAAAATCCCGGGGGCCCTGTGATCAAGATCACGTTTAAGAATGTCCGATTTATCCCAATGTCTATTAAGGCTATTTGACTTTGTCCCCCCTGTCTGTTAAACTTAAGTAATAACAAAACGAAAGGAAAAAAATGGCTCACGAAATCGAATCGTTTGCGTCACTACGAGAACCAGCATGGCATGGTCTTGGCACAGTGTTCACAGAAGAAAAAACAACCTCAGAAATGTTGGAGACAGCAAATCTCTCAAATTGGAATGTACGTCTTGAAGATGTAGAAGTTCCTGCTCACTTATCTTCCGATAAGTCTTATCAATATGTAATTCGTAATAACCCATTCAATGCTGAGCAGACAGATGTTCTTGGTGTTGTCGGTGAGCGCTATGTTCCACTACAAAATGAAGACCTCTTCTCTTTTGGTGATAACATTCTAGATGGTGGAGGACGTTGGGAGACAGCGGGCTCACTTAAAAATGGTCGTGTTGTTTTTGGTTCTCTTGCACTAGAGCGTGAAACAATTCTAGACCCTAACGGCGTATCTGATAAGGTAAAGACTTATCTTCTCATCAACACATCACACGATGGCTCAATTGCAATTCAGGCATCAATTACACCTGTTCGTGTTGTCTGCGCTAATACTCTTAATCTTGCACTAAAGGGCAAGGCTAAGCAGTCTTTCAAGATTCGTCACACTCAAACCGCAAACGGTAAGGTACAAATTGCTCGTGAGACTCTTGGTCTTGCTAATAAGTACATGGACGAATTCGACAAGATGGCACACGCCATGATTCAAAAGGAAGTAGATGCGAAAATGTTTAACGACATTCTTCTCGCTGCTTATCCAAAGCCTGACAAAGATGCTAAGGGCGCAATCAAGAAGTGGGAAAAGAAAATTGACCTCGTAAATGATATTTACACAGGTGAATTTAATGGCATGATTGCTGGCACAGCGTGGGGTGCGTTTAATGCACTTACTGAGCGAATCGATTGGTACCGCACTGGTCGTGGTGGTTCTAACGAATCGATTCTTGCAGGTGCATCTGGTTTTGACCCAGTTGTAAATGCAGAAAAGAATCGCTTGCTGAAAATTGTGCAAACAATAGCAGCGTGATACAATTATCCTGAGCACGATATAAAAAGGCTCACACGATCTCATAGCTCAATTGGTTAGAGCGCTACCCTGTCACGGTAGAGGTTGCGGGTTCAAGTCCCGTTGGGGTCGCCAAGCGTAAATGGGGCCCCGGGGCAAATCGGACAAAACGGACATTTTAAGAAACAGTGTTATTTATCACAAAATCTTTATTAAGGGGGACTTGTATTTTTCTCCGAAGTTCGCTACAATAATAATATGCCAAAATGCCTAGATTGTTCAAACACTAAAATGTTCTCATATACTGAGAATTCCTATAATGAAGCTGAATATGATACAGAGGGTAATCTTGTAGATGTTTATTATAAGAATTACT